ACTTGCTGATCCTGAAGTTGTAACAGCTCCTGGGGTTGCAATAGATGCGACATCAATTGTAAATGTATTAGCTGTTTTAATCTCTTGGATTTCAAATTCTTGAGCCATATTAGAATTAGTAATGTTAACAACACTAACTCCTGTAACTCCTGAAAATGTAACAAAATCTCCTGCTATCGCTCCATTAGAAGTTGCTGTAACATCCACGATCGTCGTTCCGGAAGTAAAGGAAAACACAGCGGGGATAGTGGTAGATAAAGGTGTAATATCGTAAAAGTTGTTATCGTAATATAAATATAATTTTCTATCAGTTCCAATGGCAGCTAATGAGTCTCCTGCTAAATCTGTATAAGTATGAATGTCTCGTGCAACGCCAATTAAGTTATTACCAACGGCTGGTTCCCATCCACCTATTTTTTCAGGAACACCATACCTAAAACGCACCATATCACAATCCACCCAACCGCCTTCTGCGCCATATTGAGTATTTTGTTTATCTATTCCTGGTCTAAATTGTAGCTTGCTTATCGGCATAACCTCTCATTATACTTATAAATACAGTAAATACCAGAGTAGCTTGAGGTAGAATTGGTGGTAAGCTACTCTAGTAAGAGGTTAATATATCACTTTTTAAACCAAGCTGGAAGTCCTAAATGAGGTCTACGATCGTATATATTTTCTTTAGATCCTTTAGTTTCAACATTATTGTAATGTAAAAACACTTGACCGCAATCATCAAAAGTTAATTTATCTCTCCAATGTTCTAATTCATTTCCTCTATAAACTAACATATCACCAGGTTCTAATAATACTTTAACACCTTTAGATTTTGATGGTTTATAGTTACCAGTCTTTTCATCTACACCACCTTGTGATGCATCTGGTTCAAGATATATTGGCCAACAACCACCACCTAAATGCATCGTTGTAGATATTTCACATGAGAATCTATCTTTATGGCGATGTAATACATCTCCTTTTTTATAAATTCTTGCGTATGAATAATTAGTATTTAATTTTAATCCTGTTTCTTTTTCCATAATTGGAAGAAGCTTTACAAGTAATGTTTCCATTACGATATCAGAATAATGTGAATAGGTTTCTGGAACTTGAGCATCGTTCCACACGCCGAAATACTCCGTAAACTGACTTATGTAACGTGTGTCAAACATAGTTCTCGCTACTTGTCTTTTCATCATGAAATAATCATAACAGAATTTAGCAAGATCTTCTGATATTGCATTTTTAATTATTGCGTATTTATTTTTTTTAAAGCTCATGTTTTCTCCTAACAGTTAGTTTGTTCAGTTGCTTGTTTTCTTACAGTGTCTGTAATCATTCGTTGTACTGCCTGTAAGTTAAAATGAATAAATCTGAAATCTTGGATTCCTGCATCAACGATATATTCATGTGTTAAATACGCTGGAATAAAAATCATGGTACCTGGTTTTGGACGGTAATGTATTTTATCAGTTCCTAACGTAATTTCTTTTTCATTCTTTAAAGGTAATTGTGTCATGAGCTTACCTGGTCGAGGATCGTGGAATACTGGTAAAGATGTTTTATCTGAACATCTTAAAAAATAAAAACCACTGATATGGTTGTTATGGTGCACGTGTGGCGTATGATTCCCACCTGCTTTTTCTGCAAACTGTTGTACCCAAAATTCAGTCCAAAATAATTCATAGTTAGTTAAATCATAACCCATATGATCTAAAATATTCCATGAAGTTGAACCAATATATTCTTGTAATTCTTTTAAATCAGGATCTCCCACGAGAGATGTTGAATGGTGGCTCATTCCAAAATCACCAACTTTTTTACCTAATTCTTTTTCTCTATCTTTAATTGATTTTTTATTATTATTTTTAGCTGCTTTAATATATTTATCACAAACTTTATCTACATGATCCACCCATTCTGGAATTTCAATAGAATAAACAGGTGTGCTAAAATATATTGATGAATTTAATTGATCTGTTTTTGACATTAGTTTACGTCCTTTCTGTGTTTATTTAAATAATTCGTCATTTCTTCTAATCTGTTTTCTACACTAGCTAGATCAGTATTACAAGTCATACATAATAATTCTCTAACTTTACCTGTTTTATGGTCATGATCTACACACAATGTTTTTTTTAATTCATTTTGATGTTTTTTACATATTGCACATTTACCTTCTTGCGCATTAAACATTTTATTATAATCATCTAGTGTGATTCCATATTCATATTTTAACATAACAGATTTACGTTTATCTGGATTTTCTTTATTATATTTTCTATTTTTAGCTAATATCCAATCTCTATTTTCTTTAAAATATTCTCTACCTCTTGCTCTTTCTTTTTCATAATATTTTAAATACCGTTCTCTTCTTAATTTTCTTTTTTCTTCTGCTGTTTTCATATTATCTAAATGGGTACCCAAGATTCCAAATCACCAAACTGTATCTAACTCCTTTAGTGACTGGTCGAACTTGATGCCAAACTGCGGAAGGAAATACAACAACACTTCCTCTTGGTAATATTTCTGTACATTTTCTTGTAATAGTTGGATCATCTTGATTTCTAAATTGAAATTCAAGCTCACCCCCTTCGTAGTCTTCTGGAGAAGACAGACTGCAAGTGACAGAAAGTTTTCTTATTTTACCAAATGTATCTGGATTATCTTTATTTGCATATGGCGTTTCGAACGAGTCGCAATGCCAACCATAGTGCTGCCCAGGAGCATATTTTGTAAATTGACATGATTCAGAATAATCCCAGTCAAAACCCCAACCAGCTAATCTATTTGCTTGGTGAACATATGGTTGAACAGCATTATATATCCAACGATCGTTCATCCAGACAATATTTGAATCTCTTTTCTTTTTTAAATCTAGAATATCTTTTTCATCAAGTGGTTTTCCTTGATTAACTTTATTTGTTTGTCCACCAGTTAATGCAATTTGTTCCTGTTGTGATTTTCCATATTTAATTACTTCATCACAAAATCTAGGCGTCAACGCTTCTTTGAAATAGTAAAAATAGTTCTGTAAATTCATTTCTAAATTATAAATAATGAATTATAGGATATTTGTCAAGGTTAAGAAATTAGCTAACTGTAAGCGTTCCAGAAACCGTGAATGTCGCAACTTTACAACCTCCAGCTGGTGCCGGTAATGTTGTAACTGTGTTTGTTCCTGGGCTTGCAGAAATATTTGATGGTCCTGGTGCTCTTACTATAACAATACCTGATCCTCCTGCAGCTCCTACAACTGCTGCACAACTAGATGATCCTGATCCTCCACCTCCTCCACCAGTATTTGCAGTTCCTGCAACACCAGATCCACAAGTATAAGGTCCACCATCTATTGCTCTACCTCCACGTCCACCACCACCTGATCCTCCAGGTTGAAGTGTTCCTGTAGGAGAAAAAGTTCCTCCACCTCCTCCGCCAGAATAAGTTACTGGACTTCCTGAAATACTATTTGCTGATCCTGATCCTCCACTTCCACCATCTCCTGATCCAGGTCCTCCTACTGCAGAAGCTCCTCCACCTCCGCCTCCTGCTCCATTAGATCCTGTTGGATTAAATCCGTTTCCTCCATTGTTTCCTTGAGGAGGACTAACTGGTGGTGTGTTTCCTGAAGCACCACCTGAATTTATAGGTCCACCTCCTGGTCCAGATCCACCACCTCCTCCGCCAGATCCTCCAGTAGAACCTGCAGCTCTATAACCTCCTCCACCTCCACCACCTGTTGATGTAATTGTTGAAAATATTGAAGGAGATCCTGAATTTCCAGGATTATTTCCAGAACTTTGTGAGGCTCCTCCAGCTCCAATTGTTATTGGAAAACTATCTCCTACATATCCACTTAATGTAATTTTTGTTCCACTAGGAAATGAAGTACGATATCCTCCAGCTCCACCTCCTCCTCCAATACCTCTAGCACCTCCTCCACCACCTGCTACTACTAAATAATCGAAACTAATTGGTGAAAAAGCTGGCTTCGGCCACGTTCCACTTTTAATTGCACTAAATGCACTCTTAATACTCCAAACACCTGTTGCCTTGTTTAATTCTTTTACGATAACGATTCCTGAACCGCCTGATGATGCTGGATTATTAAAGGCAGAACCCCCACCTCCTCCTCCTGTATTTACAGTTCCTGGTGTATTTGTATTAACATTTCCTTTACCACCAGTTCCACCACCTCCTGGTCCTGCTGCACCTCCTGTTCCACAAACTGCTCCTGCTGATCCACCACCTCCCCCTGCATAAACTCCTGAAGTTGGTCCGTAAAAAGGTTGTGGTGCACAACCAAATAATGCTGTTACTGGTGAACCTGGTCCACCTGCTCCACCTGTTGTTGTAGTTGGTGTATTTGTTGCATTTCCGCCAACACCTCCTGCTCCTCCACCACCACCCCCTGAAATTCCTCCTCCTGGACTTGCTGGAGTTACACCTATTGCTGTTCCTCCTGAATTTCCTTGCGGAGGACTTACTGGCGGAGTATTTCCTGTTCCACCTACTCTTCCAGGTGTAAACGGATTATCCGCACTTGCTCCACCACCTGATCCTCCTGGATTACCTGCTGTAGTTGGATTACCACTTGATCCTCCTGTTCCTCCTCCAGCTGATGTAATTGTTGAAAAAATAGTATCTGATCCATTCGCTCCTCCAGCTCCTCCACCACCAATTGTTATTGGATATCCTGTTGCTCCACAAACTGAAAATGATGTAGAAGTTCTAAAACCTCCTGCACCTCCTCCTCCAGCATTCCAAGTGCATGCATTTCTACCTCCACCTGCGCCTCCACCAATAACTGCTACATTAACTAATCTCGTTCCAGGTTGCGTTGTTAATGTTCCAGATGATGTTTGAGATGTGACAGTACACTTTCCAAACGATGTTGGATTTAATGCTCCGATAATACCGCCATTGGATTTGGCCATAGGTCACTTACTCCTGTTTAAAAATTCTTTAACTTAATTGCCTGTAGCAATCCAAGATGAAGTGTCAGGTGACCAAGCGAATGAATTTTGTTGATCGTCTTTACCAATCCATCTCTTTCCAGCTTCATCCCAAGAAATAAAGTATCTTACGTTA